TTCCTTGACCGCGGAATAGAAAACCGGATCGGTAGGCGGGAACTTCGTCAGCGCCGGGATGGATGGACGCTTGCTCATCATGCGCCTTTCAGATCGACCATCGACTCGCCCAGGACGATGCCCAGGACGCGCACGTTGCCGGAAACCCGCACGGCCGCATTATCGACCTTGTAGCCGGCCGGCAGCCTGAACGCCTTGGCGCTTTTCAGCTGCTTGCTGAACTTCATCACGCCGTTGACGTAGATGGAGAAGGACAGGGAATCGAAGGACAGCGCCGGCAGCTGCCCAAGCGCATCGCCGTTCACCGGGTAGGTATTGAGCGGCGACGAATTCAGCGATCCGCTGGTGGTCTTTGCCGTGATCATCGCCAGATTCGAGGCGGCAGCCACATCATACGCGGCCTGCGCTGCCGCGATCTCGGCCTCGGTCATGGAGAAATCCGCGTCCACCTTGCACGCGGCGAAGTTGACCGGGGGCAGGAACAGGAATTCCTTGCTCATCCAGTCGTAAAACGCGCGCAAGCCCTCGTCCGCGTTCCACTCGACGATCTGGCTGTCGATCACGAAATACAGCTTGCCGCTGCGCGGATCCTGCCAGGCCGCCGTGATCTGCTTGTTGGTTTCGACCAGGGGGCCGCCATCGTTGCGATCGAAGATCAGCATGCCCGGCACGCCGGACTTGACGTAACCGGAATAGTAGCGGTTGTTGTGCGAGGCGGAAACGAAGCTGGCCGGGTTCAGGCCGCCCCACTGTTTTTCCGTGTAGATGTTGGTGGTGACGATGTAAGACCCATCCGTCCCGACATGCGCAAGGCCTTGTGGGCAGGGGTATTCGACCGCACCGCGCAGGCTCACCATGCCGCGCTTGGCCAGGCAGGGCCAGTTTTCGTTGATCGCCTGCATGCTCATGCCGTCCGGCGATGTGCCGGTCACGACATAAGGCACGCCAGCCGTGCCGACGACGAGGGTGTTGCCAAAGACGCCGATCGCCACCATGGCGTAGTTCGCGCTGAGTCGATACTGGATTGGCCACGCATGCGGATGCCACGGCTCGCAGAAACACAGCTCGTTGCCAGAAATCGCCGCCATCATGCCGTTCGGCAGCGCGATCAGACAGGTCATGTCAACCGGCGGCATTTCCCAGGTCGTGCTGGGCAGGATCTCGCCGAGTGCAGCGGCGGCCAGCGTATCGGCATAGTCCACCGTGGCGACGGCCAGACCCGATTTCGCCAGCTGGTACTCGGTCGAGCTGCTGCCGCTGACGGTCCGGTAGATCCGCTTGGTCATGCTGCCGGTGTTGTGAGGCACAACCCGCGCCCAGGTGTCAGCGCCGGCCGTGTAGGTTTGCGTCGTGGTCAGGCTGACCACCACCTTGTTGGTCGCCTTGTCCACGCTGACCAGGGCAAAGGTGGCGTTCAGGTCCGTCATGCCGGTCACGCTGGCGAAAGTCAGCGATTCTCCGGCGCGCAGGCCGAAAACGCTATCCAGCGTGACCTCGACCTGTCCGGCCGCCGGGGTGTCCTTGACGGCATTGGAGATCGTGCCGCTGTTCGGCGGCGCTACATCCATCGCGTTCACGTTCCAGGTCCCGTTGATGTAGCCGGTGGCGGATCCGGCTGGCGATGGCGCGGATTCCTCGCCCCAGGCCGTCACGAAGGTATAGGCATAGGCGCGTGTTTCGGTGGATCCGCTGCCTCCGGTCACGCTGATCGTCGGCGCGACCGAGGGCGGGAACACCCCCAGCACATAGGAGGCAGCAGGGTAAGGCGCAACACTGGTGGCCAGCGCGTAATTGGTGACGCGCGGCTGCAGGTCTCCGGTATAGTAAAGCCGCTGGCTGGTGTCGCCGGCCACCGGGCCGGGAACGGCATTGACATCCTTCGCCCAGGCCAGCCACTTCCCGCCATTGTTGTCGTTCATCCGGTAGATCGCCTGGATCTCGCCGGCAATGCCGGGAATGTTCACCGTCAGCGGCTCGTTGAACGGCTGCAGGTCGCCGGAGGTGAGCTGGCAGTTCACCGCGATTTGCGCCTGATTGGGCTGCAGCAGGCGCTTGGCGATGCGCGGCATGATGCCGGAAAACCCGGCGACGCGGAAAGCGGTCATTGTGACGATTCCTTGTTCTGCATTCCGCCGATCGGCTGGATATGGATGGATGGCATTCGTTTACCGCTTCACAGCGATGAGGTGGAGTATCGTTCTGGTATAGAGGTATGGCTGCCTAGCCAGTCTGTGATTTTCATATTAGTATTTGATAATTTTCAATACACATTTACCGGCAGCCAAGTTGTCTGTTCCAGATCCAGCCGACGATGTGGTTATACCTGTTCCGCCCACGCGCAATGCTCCAGAGTTTGATCCTGCGGCCATTTCTGCGGTTGCAGGCGCGGTGTGTGTATGCGCTGGCATTACACCTGCCGTTGTTGCACCTACCGTTCCATTGTTCTGCACTGCGGCATAGAAAGCAGGGAAATTGGGGGCGTTGAAGTTCGCTCCACTACCACCCCACAAATATCCTATTGCGGCAAATAGATTGGCATACGTTCCGGTTGTTGCAAGCGAGGCCCCATTACAGACAATATAGCCAGATGGTATCTGCGCCACGGCTCCGGCAAAGTCGAGAATTGTTCCGACAGGGACTGTTACTGCGGCCTTCAGGTTTGCATATGTCAATTTCTTTGTGGCGTTACCATCCGCACTATCACCAATCACGAACACATCGTTATCAGCCGGTGCGGCTTTTCCTGTTCCCGCTGCTGTTAGCGCGCCAATCGCCGTGAAGAATGTGGCTTTGATATTCGCCCAAGTAACATTCTTTAGCACAGAGCTAACCATAACAGGCATTACGTCTGCATCTGCTGTGGTGACTGATGGGGCTGCTACTACTGACTCGGCAGTCACTACGACCCCATCCTGATCCGGGAAGGTATAGGTGCGCGCCGCCGTGTTGGTGTTGACGAACTTCGAGGTGAAGGTCTTGGCCGTGTTGACAAAGTTGTCCTTGAACTCCTTGAGCAGATCCCACAGCGCGATGTTGGGCGTGCATAGCTCGAATACCATGGTTGCCGGCGGCGAGTCCCAGGCGATCGCCGTCGTGCCGTCCAGGCCGCGGCCACCGGCTGCGATCGTGAAGGCGTCCGAAGTCCTGGCCTCGATCTTGACGATCTCGACTCGGGTGGCGTCCTTGAACGTGCCATAGAAGTAATTGCCTGAAGCCACAGAAGCAGCCGGGTACAGCGCACCTTTCCCGGCCTCGATGCTGAATGACAGGCCGCCTACCCCGGACGGCCTGGTCGTTACCGTGGCAACGGCGTTATTTGAAAACTGGATACCCATGGATTACCCTCACTTGGAATAGGATTTGCAGCGGATCGGCGCATTGGTGTTGCCCTGCGCTGCCTTGACGGCTGCGCCGCCGATGGCCTTGTTGAACTCGTCGAGGTGGTAGCTGGCAGTGGCCGGATCCGACCACGGCTTTTTCGGGATCGCCATCAGCCTGGCTTTCGCGCCGTGCGCGACGGCCTCTAGGTGGCGCTTGTAGAGCGCGGCATCCATCCCGGTTGCGTCGCGTGCCGGGACCAGCGATACCTCGACCTGGAGCACGCCAGCGGCATCCGGCAGGCTGGCCAGGGTAATGCGCTCGTCGTCGGGCCTGGTATAGAACGCCACGCCCATGGTCGATTGCGTGCGCCACTGCGAGAACCACGCATCGAGCTGCACCGGGTTGGACGGATAGATCTCGGTGTCGTCCAGCATGACCTTCTGGATCTCGCCGATGTCGGCCAGCGGATAGGCGGCAGGCGCGGCCAGCGCATAGGTCGCCGTGGCAGCCACGACATTGATCGGAGCCAGCGAGGCGCGCCATGCCTGGGTGCGGGTGCAGAACTCGATCGTGGCGTTGCGCAGCGCGTTGATCGCCATGGCCACCGGGCAGCCCGGCACGTCCGGCATGACTTCGTTGAGGAAGCCGGCGGAATTGAAAGCGGTCGTCATAGAACGGTCAGCTCCTTCTCGAACAGCTGCAGCATCAGCACCGCGCGGCCGCCGTTCACCGCCTCGTCATCCTTGGTTTCGGCGCGAAAAGCGGCGTAATCGGCGATGGCCTGCTGGAACTGGTACGGCAGCGGGAAGGTGACGCCCAGCGCCAGCTCGGAGAACTCCGTGCCATAGCTGCCAAAGGCGAGATCCGGCCGCACCTTGTAGGCCAGCGCGATCCCGGCATTGACGAAGCCCAGCAGGTCGGCGTCTGAATACCGATCCTTGTCGGCGTCGTTGAGCGGGATCCGCGCCTTGTCCACGACGGTTTGCATGGTAGACATGGGCGCTTACTCGAACTTCTTGCCGCCGAGCTTGCTGCTGATCGCCTCGATCATCACCGCCTTGGTGTCCTTGGCATGGAACTGCAGGCCATGCTCGCGCATCGCGTACTGAGCAATGTCGGCCTTGTTCATTCTTTCCAGGTTGTTGGGTGGCGGATTGTCGAACACCTCTTCCTCTTCGTCCTTGTCCTTGTCGGCCTCGGTCGATGCTTCAGTGGTCGCGGATTCCAGGCCGGTCAGCTGCTCGGTCGTGGTTTCGCCGTCGATCGCCCAAATCTCAGGGTAGCGCAGCAGCTTTTCAGCCTGCTCGTCGGTGACGACGACAGTTTCGCCATGCGCCCAGGTAAGACCAGTGCCACAGATCAGGTCCTTGACGCCCTGCGGCTTGCTGCCGATGTACTTGATTGCTTTCATGCGGAAAACTCCCATGATTAAAGAATGAGTGGGCCGCCCGTTGCAGGCGGCCCGATGCTGCTTCAGGATTACTTCACGCCGAGGTTTTCGCCCTCGACCTTGCCGTAGACCGTGCCGCCGCCGGACGAGGCGGTTGCGCCAGCGGCGACCACCACGGCCAGGTAAGAGTCCACCGTCACCTTGTAGGGCGGGAAGATCTCGTAGGTCGTGGTGGCAGCACCACGGCCCCAGGCCGCAACAGCAGCCACCGCCACATCCGCGCCGGACACGCCAGCGCTGCCGTCGGTCGGCGCGAAGCCGATCTTTGCGGTCAGCGCCACACCGGAATCCAGGACGGGGTTCTTGATGACGACGCGATCGACCAGCGTGCCGGCCGGGATCTTGACGGCATTGAGCGCGTCGTTAGCGACCAGATCGCCAGTGGCGGCGCAGCTGTCGGCAAACACGACGCGGTTGCCATGATCTCCTGAATGAACCGGCTCGTTGGCTTTGGTAGGTTTGTATTTCGATGCCATGGTATATCTCTCCTAAACAGAAAATGAAGAACAGGCCGGGCCTCCCCGGCCTGTTTGGGTCAGGCGTTAAACCTTGACGATGGAGTCGATGGCGATCACCCCGTTGTCAGTCGGGGTCAGGTCGCCATTGCCATCCAGCAGGTTGAAGCGCAGCTTCGCCATGCCGCCCATGCAGTCGCCTGCCACTTCGAGCGCGCGGTCGAAGTTGTAGGGACGCTCATGCCATGAGAAGTAGTAGCCGCTGTTGGCGTTCTTGCCGTAGACATCAGCCAGGGCTTGCGCGCCCAGCAGGATGGCGCGCTCGACTGCGTAGCCGGATACCGTCGGGATGGTCCCTTGGGTTTCGGCTGCAGATAGCTTGTCGGCCACGGCAACGTACTGGTATTTGTCGCCACCCGCGAAGCGGATGGTCCAGCGCGGCAGCTGACGGATCAGCAGGCCGTTCCACAGGCCCGGCTCGCCGCTGAACAGCGGATGCTTGGAGCCATACGACTTGCGGTTCCAGGCGTTCTGCAGGAAGGTGCGCCACACGTTGCCGGAGGTCGCGGTCTTGATCTGGTTCCACTGGCGCGGAGTCAGGTACAGGATGCCCTTGATGAGATCGTCGTTGGCCGCGGGGTCGTCGGCGACCTTCACCGACTGCAGCGGGAACTCCATGTCGTCGAGCAGCACCGAAATCTCGTCCACGCGGTCCAGGGTCCACACGTCGTTGGCGTCCAGGCTTTCAGCTCGCAGGCCGCCTTGGATTAGGCCAGTTGAATCCACCACGAAATGGCGGTTGTAGGTCGGCGCTTTCACTTGATTGACCATGATGTCGGTGAAGTCAGATTGCAGCGCAGTGCCAACATACTGTTGCGGCAGCACCCAATCCTTGCCGGCCATCGAGCCACGCGCACCGGCCAGGTGAACGATGGCCTGCTGATCCTTGAGGCGCGGGAAGTAACCGGCCAGCTGGGCCATGGCGATGCCGCGCAGGTTATGCACGCTGCGCTGGTTGCTCATCTTGCCGCCGGCATCCACCACCTTGGTCATCAGGTCGATCTTGATCTCCTGGGTGGAGCTGTTGAGCTTGCTGCCCTTGCCCTCGGCGTTGACATCGCCCATCAGCGGGGATCCGCTGATGGTGTCGAAAATATCGACGGTGACGGCATCGCCCTGGCTCTTGGACAGGTCGGTGACGCGCACGAAAGGCATGTCGGGCGCGGTCTGTCCTTTCAGCTTGGCCTCTGCAGCGGCTTGCTGCGGGGCTTCGCCGACGAGGTTCTTACAGAAACCGGGGGCCTGGATGGTGCGCGCGAACAGCGCAACACCAAAGGCCTTCCGGGCTAAAGCGTGTCCTGCTGGAATAGAGGATTGCGACATGGTGATAATCTCCTAATATTGATTGCGTGAGCGACCGACGAAAAAAAACCGCCTCGGAGGCGGTCGTTTCGTCGGTCAGCGTGCGTTACAGTTGGTTGAGATAAGCGTCTATCTGCGCGGGAGTCATTTTCTGCATCATCAACCCCATGTCGATGGTGCTCATGTTCTCCGCGCGCTCCTTCTCGCTGCCTGCGTCCGGCAATCCGCCGGGCAGGTCGGACAGCGAGCGCGGGGCGGTATTGCCCGGCTGTTTCAGCAGCCCGGCCGCCTTTTCCCGGTCGCTGGCGCTGCCCTTCTTCTCTGGAGCAGCAGGGACATCGATCAAGCCATGCACAGACTCATAGCGCTGGACGACCTTCTCGAAGCGTTCGGCAAAAGTAAGGTCACGGAACTCCGGCTTGGCCCTGAACGCCTTGTCGATCGCCACCACGGTTTCCCAGGCCTCCGGATCCGCTTCGAGCTTGAGCAGCTTGGGATTGGCATCGATCGCGTCGCGCACTTCATCGCGCACCACGCTCGCGGCCTCTGCCTCGCGCTCGGCTTCCTTGCTCAAAACGGGGGATACCTTGGATTCCAGGCTGGCGATCTTGGCCATCTGCGCCTCGATCACCTTGGCGAAGGCGGGGAAATCCTCGCGCAGCGCTGTCAGATCCTCGTCGCTGATGATGGGTTCAGACGCTTCCTGCTGGCCGGCTGCTGGCTCGGACTTGCCGGCGTCGCCCTGGCTTTGCAGCTGGGCGATCCGCTCGTTCAGTTCCTGCACCAT